CAGCGGTTCGATCCCGCTTATCTCCACCAGGACGATTGGCGCAGCTGGTAGCGCATCCGCTTGACGTGCGGGAGGTCACAAGTTCGAGTCTTGTATCGTCCACCAAAGAAAACCACGGTTTTCCGTGGTTTTCTTCGTTTTTCGTTACTCTTCCGGGATCGTCTTCCTGGCGGCCTGCAGACGTTGCGTCCGTCCGAGATCCGGCAGGGGATTGAAGAAAAAATTTTTTCTCTGTCCTGCTGTTTTCAATAATTTTCTCTTATTGCAGACTTTATTGCAGACCAAATCAGCCCCGCCGGGGAATGCCGGCAGGGCTGGTTCTTATTTTGTCTTAAACTCCCGCAGGATCTCCTCAAACTTTGCGTCGTCCGCGTCCGGATCCGGGACTTCTGGCCCGTAGGTCGGCCCGGCTGGGAGATGCTTCCCGGTCTGGGCTGCATTGTACTGCGCCGTCGAGATGCAGAGAATGGCGCCCAGGAAGGTGCAGATCACCATGATGGTCGCCGGGATCTCCGAAGCGTAGGGCAGAGGCCAGATCTTGGCCAGGCCCGTGTACGCTGAACCGATGGCGGGCAGGACAATGATTACCAAATACTTGAGCCAGTCGTACGTGCGGTTGCTGAGTGATTTCATGTTTTTTCCTCCTGATGAGTTAAAAATCCGCCTTTTCTCTTGATGCTGGAGTAGGTTTCCTGGATAGCGTCCATGGCGATTTTCCCCCGGCTGTTCCTGAAGTCCGGATGCCGGGCGCAGTAGGTCTCATAATCGGTGATATCATCCAAAACGTCTTCAAAGTGGCTCTCGCTGTGAAGCCTGCCCTCGCAGATTTCATCGTAAAACCGGAGGATCCGGGCCCGCTGATTCCTGGCACGTTCGTCCTCGTCTTCCCGGATGTGGCTCTCCAGGGTTTTCTGCAGTTTGTCGATGCTCTCCTGGGTTTTCTTCCGGTTGTTGATGATCGTGGGGATGATCGGCACCAGCGCCACCAGAATCGGGACGCAGGCCTGTAGCACTGTGATCCAGTCCATCTTCATCACCCCCTTCCAGGCAGCAGCGCCTGCCAGAGCGCTGCGTCGCAGATCCCGTCCGCTGCCATTCCATAGAATGTCTTCGCCCTGTTGACAGCTGCCTGGGTTTGGGCCCCGAAGTACCCGTCCACCCGGCCGCTGTCCCAGTTTCTGCAGTTGAGCAGGCCCTGCAGGACGCAGACCGCGGCGTAGTAGTCGTCCGGGGCATAATGGAGCAGGGGCGGGGCCCAGTCGTGGTTTTCTTTTGCCGGTGATGGATCCGGCGCGGTGGCGGCTTCGTCCTGATTCCATTCCGAATTGTTGACCACCTGGCCGTTGACCACGACCGCCCAGGGCTTCTCCCAGGCCTGGACCGCCAGCTCCCAGTTCGGGGTGCCGTAGCCGGCGATTGAATAATTGGTCGTTTCGTAGGTCCGCCGACCGACGGAGTCGGAGGTGTTTCCCTCGACTGTCGTGATGGTGCTCCCGTTGACGTCCACCACGATCCCGGTGTGACTGTATTCCCCTGCGGCGTAGCTGAAGAAGATCTGATCGCCTGGTCTGGGATCTGTGCGGTGGAACTTGTTCGCCGCTTTGTAATAGCCGGCAGAGTAAAGGCACCCGGCTCCGGCGCTCTCGGCCGGCTGGTATAGCATCTGCCGTCCGAGCTCTGGCCCGAAGATGGTGACAAAAAGCCAGTCGACGAAGACGTCGCACCATGCGTATCCATTTTTTGGGCCGTTATAGAATGACGGCACGGAGTCCAGATCCCGGGCATATTTGGTCCAGTTCGCTCCGCCGCTGTTTCCTGCTGGATCGTCGAGCTGGGCGTTCGATGCTTTCTCGTGATAGCCGACCTCGGCCTCGGCCAGGTCGATCACGGCCTTCTTCGCTTCGTCTACTGTCATTTGTTTCCCCTCAGAATCTCGTCAATGAATGCTTCCAGTTCGTCTCTTGTAATCATTGTTCTTTACCTCTCTAAAGGTTGGCGGTTGTAAGCGTGAACTGAGCCGCCGCAGTTTACTCAACGACAAAGGTCACCGTCACGGTGTAGTTTGACCATACGCTTGCTGTGTTTCTGATGACAACTTGCCCTGATCCAGTGTTTGCGGTTTCGATGTATGTTGCCTTTGAGTTTCCCAGTTGGGCAAGGTAAGGGAGCATATAATTGCCGATTTGCACACTGCAGTAACCCACAATGCTCTTTCCGTCAGGAACCGCACTCGATACATCCACGGTCAAACTGCCGCCGCTCGATATGGTCTGGTTTGCGATTGCGTACTTGCAAACCTCAAGTCCCGGTTTTTTAAGTTTATCTATTGCCATGTCTTCATGGCACTGGTTTCCGATTATGGCATTCTGTAATAAAGTTGAATATTGCCTGTTTTGTCTGTTCCGTTAACCGCACACCTATTAATTGAAACTGTTGAAGATGAAATGCTAAGTCTAACAATCAATGTTGCACTAAGCGAATCCCAACAGTAGCCGCTCATCACGAAAATATGTGTGCCGCTCATGTTCTGAAGCATTAGCGGAGATACGGCTTGCGTGATGTCAAAGTTCGTGTCAGGAATATAAACACGGATGATGATATCCTCTGCATTGGCAAAAATGTTTGCCACATTTGCCGCATCTGGGTTAAACGCAGTTGCTTGCCATTTTCTCGGAGCTTTGATTGATTCTGTTGCCACACCGTTCTCGGCTTTGCTGAGTGATTAGTTGAATTCAAACCAGTAAATTGTGTAAGCGCTCACATTGTTTAAAGTTGGAACAGGAATCGTTGTGCCTTTTAAAACTGGAACAACTTTGGAAAAATAACCATCTTTCACTTGGTATGCGTCTGTAAACAGTTCTGAATGCCCAGAAAAATTTGCGTAACATCTTCCTTGGGCTTGCGCTCTGATTTCGATGATCACCAGTCCATCATTTTGAGCTGTGTACGGAAGTGTCACTTGCCCGCCTGTTCCGACTTTAAAATATTTTTGCTTTTCAATCTTTTCGCTTGCCATCAGGAGTCACTCCCATCAGTTGCTTTCTGCCACACCTCAGGCGGTCTTACGACTGCTCCGTTGCTATCGTTGATGAAGGCGCAGACATAATCGCAGGTTTCTTTTTTCCCATAACCCCAAGCGGTGAACTCGTTGTGCATCGCAAGTATTGCCGCATCACGATTGTCGAAAATCTGGATGCCCTTGGTGAAAGTGCCGCCATCACGATGAATTGTCGAAACGAAATACTGAAGTTCCATTTGTTACTCCCCCTTAGTTCTGTTTCAGAATAAATGTCGGTTTGAGATAAAATGCCGTGGAATTGCTCGTCAAGGTGTACCGCCACTGTCCTGCGGCTGTTTCGATCTCGATGTCGCAAGGCGGTGAATTCTCCGGGATTGCTCCGTTGCTGTCTCTCAGCCCCCAGTTGCCGACAACATGGTTTGCGGTCAGACCTGTCAGTGCGATCCATGCACTTGTGCCTGTCGTGCTTGAGGTGATCGTCTGCTCGGCGGCTTCAAGCACCACATTGCTCAGTGCCGCCTGTGCGGTGGTCATGTCTGACTGCAATGTACCGACATCCGTCTGGAGATCGTCAATGTCAGTCTCTGCCGCAGTGATGTGTGCTTGCACACTCTGGTTATCGGAAGCGGGCACGCCGCTGGCGGGCAGGGCGATGTTCCCGCTGCTGTCCGGGCCGATGTTGTTGACGGTACTGACCGCACCCGTGCCGTCGATGCCGTAGCGGCTGACGGAGTAGCTGGTCACGGTCGTGCCGGTATTAAACTCCAGGACGGTCCGGGTCCAGAGGAAGTTCCCGGGGGTCACGCTGGGGACGTTTGGCGTCCAGCTGCCGCTTGGGACCACTGTCCCGCTGTTCGACTCCAGGTAGGTCACGCTCTGCTGCACGATGGAGGCAGGGTCTCCCGTGTCTCCCTTTTCGCCCTTGTACATGAACCAGGTGTAGGCGGTGTAGCTTGTCGGGGCCGTGGCGCTGGTTCCGGAGTAGATGCCGATCCAGTTGTCCGGCGTCGTTCCGATGTCCGCGTCTGATGTCGGCCTCTGGCCGGCGTAGCGGATCCAGACGTACCAGGCCGGGCCGGTGTCGCCGTAGACGCCCATGACGGTCGGGGTGGTCTGGAAGGCGCTGCCGTCGTTCATGGTGTAGGCTGCATAGCCCCAGAGGTATCGGTTCACCGTCGTCATGACCTGCGGCGTCGTTTGCCAGGAAGACGGTGCGGTTGTGTCCGAATCGGACACCGCCCAGTACTGCGTCCGGCTTGCGATGCCGCGGCCGTTCTCCACCGTGAAGGTGGTGGTGCTCAGGTCCGCCATCGTGATGGTGTAGGTGTCGACGAGTCCGGAGCTGGAAGTCAGCTCGATGCTCTGGATCCCGCCGTGGCCGTCCAGGGCCGTGGTCAGATATCCGATGATTGTCTGCCAGGTGGCGTGCTTCGCCTGGTTGTTTTGCGACAGGACGAAAAGGTCCGTCGCGGTCAGCACTGTCGCGGTCGGCAGTGCGCTTATCGCTCTGTCAGCCAAATTTCCTCACTCCTCTGCTGTTTCTTCCTGCGGCTGGCTGCCGGCTGTCTGGAGTGCTGCCGCTATGTTTTCCAGGGCGATGATGCAGCCAATCAGGCAGTCCCAGTCGTCAAAGCCGACGAGCCGGTCCTTTGTTTTGAAAATGGCCTTCAGGTTCTGAATGACCTGCATAATAGATGTGTACATTTCTCCCTCCAAATTAATAGCCGATGGCTGTCCAGACGTAGGTCCCGAGCTCTTGACTGTAAGCCCTTCCAAATCCCCAGCCGTATATCGAGAAACGCTCGCAGCTGAGGGGGCCGGTGACGCCAAGGGATCCGAAGCTCGCCGCGGCTGCCTTGATGTAGTCAATGCCCCGATTCGGGTTCTGTGCATTATTCCATGTTGTTTGTGCGCTGTTTCCATTAACGGCGCCGTTGTAACAAAAGCCACCGGATGACGTGGAATTGTAGGCGGAGTTGGCCCGGCTGTTCAGCGTGGCGGCGGAGACTGAGGTCCCGCCGATCACCAGCGTGTCCACCGTCAGCCTGGTCGCCGTCACGTTGCCGGACGGGTCGACGCTGAACTTCTGTCCCAGCTTGATCCCGTTCGGGCTCATGTGGACCCCGGTCGTCTGGGTGGAGCTCATGGAGGCCATGCCGTTGGAGTAAATGGCGTTGTTCCCGATGGTCATCCCGCCGATCTGGCCGCTGGTGGCGGTGATCTTTCCGGTGATGTCGGCGTTGCCCTTGATGACCAGGCCGGACCTGCTGATCCTCATCACCTCGGTGCTGCCGGCATACCAGGAGTGGCTGGTGCTGTCCAGCTTCCAGCCGAAGGATGCGTTGTTTCCTCCGGTTGCAGAGACTCTGGCCTCGATGGCGTCCGCCTGGATGTTCAGGATCGACTTGATGGACGTCGGGTTGCTGTCGTCGAAGACGTCCCGGTTCACGCGCTCCACCTCTGCGGAGATAGCCTGGTTGGTGACGTAGAGGCCGGCCCGCAGGCCCTTGCTGTTCCGGGTGATCTGGCGCTGCTGCCCGTCCTGGTAGGGGTATTCGTGGTCAATCTCCTCGTCCGTCGGCGCCGTCAGGTCGGTTTCCATCAGGGGGTTGAATGTCACGTCCCGGGTGTAGAATCCGGCGTGGACGCCGTTGACGTCGACGCTGTCGCCGAACTCCATGGACGGGTCCGCCATGACCTTCGTGGCCAGGATGGGCTGATACTGGAAGGCGGTCTGGTTCAGGGTGGTGAGGCTGTTGTAGATCCGCTGCGCGGCCCGGAGCGCCACCTCCGTGTCGGTGCACATCGGCATGTCCACGGTCAGGATCCTGCCGGCGTCGTCGCCGACTCCGGCGGGGTAGGAGACCGTCAGGACCTCGCCCTCTTCATCCTCGCCCATGACCACGTCCACGCGGGCGTAGGCGTCGAAGGGCTCCGATGTTTCCAGGTTCTCGAGGCGCTGTCCGATATTGAAGTTTGAAAAGCTCACGAGCCCACCACGATCCTTTCCGCTGCGCTCGTGTCATCCGTCTCCGGCGCTGCAAAGTTGATTGTGTAGCCGATTTCGTCGGTCAGGAGGTTCGTCTCGTAGGGCATGTCGTTGATCCTGACCAGGTTCAGCTTTCCTTCGTTTGTGATGGTCCAGTTCCCGCCGTAGAGCGCCGCGATATATTGCAGGTGCTCCCGGGCGGTGTATTCTCCGGAACACTGGAAGACCTCCCCGCCTTCGCTGGGGATGATCTCCCAGACGTGCGGGTCGATCTGATCGCCGAGGCCCATCAGTCCCGCGATGATCCGGACCACCGCACTGGCGGCGTCCTGGGTGTCGTAGGGGTAGGGCTGGTCCGCCTTCAGCATGGCGTCAAAGCCGGTGATGGTCCAGATGTCCAGGCCGTTTTTGTTGGTGGTGATGTAGCGCGTGTCGGTGTAGAAGACGCCCTGCGGGATCCACTCCGAGGTGTTGGTTCCGTCCGTTGCCCGGACGTAGGGCCGGATCTCCGCCATCCTGGGGACGTTGAAGCCCAGGTCCAGCATCTGCAGCTCGATCTCGCCGGCCACCGCGTTCCCGATGGTCGGGGTGTTGTCGGGGAAGAGCTTGTTGGATGTGGTCAGAGAAATCAGGGCGTTTTCACGGACGCCGTCCTCCGGGCTTCCGGACTCCACGAGGATGGCGGTCTTGCTGTCGATCATGGATCCGGCGAGGTAGAGGGCGCCGAAGTCGATCCACTCCTTGTCCTCTGTTATCAGCACGCCGCTGTTGCCCACCGTCACGGCGATCTCGAACCGGTGGTTCGGGTTCGCCAGGATCTGCTTGTAAATCGCCGAGGTGCTCTGCATCAGATCACCTCTCGATCATCTTAATGGTGAGCCCGCCGTAGTATTCCGTCCCATTGATGAGGACGCTCCGGAGCTCGCTCTCTCTGGTTTCGTACTTCATTTGCTTTGTGGTGGTGACGCCCAGAAAGGGGTCGAAGTAGGTCCACTCCACGTAGGCGCCGCCGTTGGGGAAGAGCTGCAGGATCTCCGTCAGCTTTTCCAGGGTGACCGGGATCAGGGGAACCGTGAGCTCCACCCGGTCCCGGAGCTTTGCGCTGTGGTCGGTTCCGTCCATGGTGGTGACGGTGGCACCGTACTGCGGCGTCCTGGCGTAGACATAGCCCTGGCCCACGTAGGGGGAGAGGTCAGTCCCGTTGCAGATCGCGATCATGCTGCACCTCCTGCCCGGACGGCCCGGCGCTGGTGGCGGGTGACGACGTCGGAGACGTCCTTCCCGTCCATGTAGGCGTAGGCCGGAATCCCGTTCTCCCTGAGGTCCGTCAGGACCGTGGAGAGCTGCCCGAGGATGGCCACCAGCTGCCCGCCCTGGGTGCCGGCGCTTCCGGTTCCGGATCCGAGCCCGCTGCGGCGCCAGTCCGAGGCCTCCTCGGCTGTCAGGACGGCCTCACCTTTATGCAGCAGAGCAGGGAAGTCGTCGTAGGGGACGTAGTCCAGGCCGGTGGCGTAGCGTCCGACGCTGCCGCCTCCGGTGACGCCCACGTTGACGCTCCGGTTGCCGAAGAGCCCGTTCCAGAGGTTGTTGAACCAGCTGGTCAGCTCGGCCCATTTGGAGGCGATGCCCTCGTAGATCTGGTCCACCACGCTGCGGCCGATGTCGGCCACCTTGTTCCAGAGCCAGCTCACCGCGCTGCCGAGGCCGTCGATGACCATCTGCAGCAGGTCGGAGCCCGCCTGCCGGAGTGCCGGCCAGTTTTCCCGGAAGGCACCGATCATTGCGGAGAAGATCTGGGGCAGGGACGCCACCAGCTGGGGCAGCGCCTGCATGATGCCGGTGATGAGCGAGATGATGATCCTCATGCCTGATTCGATGATCTGGGGCAGGTTCTGCACGATCGTGTCGATAATAACCGGCAGGATCCTCTGGGATCCTTCAGTGATGAGCCGGCTGAGCCCGCCCATGATGGTCTGCACCCGCGGGAGGATGTTCTCCGCTGCGGTCATAGCCGAGTCGATGAAATTGTTCACCAGGGTGTCAAAATCCGCGTTCTCGTCGGCGAGCCCGGTCATCAGGTTCTGCCAGGCGGCCTTCGTGGCGTTGACGCTGCCGCTGATGGTGCTCATGGCTTCCTTGGCGGTCGTGCCGGTGATTCCCATCTCCGACTGCACCACGTGGATGGCCTCCACGATGTCCGCGTAGGAGTCGATATTATACTCGACCCCGGAGATCTGCTGCGCCGCGGTGAGCAGCTCCTGCATGCCTTCCTTGGTCCCGGAGAAGCCCAGGGCCAGATTGTCCAGCATGGTGAAGTTGCCCCGGCTGAAGCCCCGGTAGGCGTCCTGCACCGACTGCATGGATGTGCCCATCTTGTTGACGTTGTCGGCCATGTCGGTGATGGACATGTCCATCAGCTCCGCGGCTTTTGCCTGATCTCCGCCCAGGGAGTTTATCAGGGCGGCGGCGGACTGGATGGAGGTCTCCATGTAGTCGTTGGCGCTCATGCCGGCCGTTTTGAAGGCGTCGCTGGCGCTCTGGATGACCTGGCCGGCGCTGTCTCCGAAGAGGGTCTCCACGCCGCCGATCAGCTGCTCGTAGTCGGCGTAGGAGTCCATGGCCTGCTTCCCGAGTGCCACGGCTGCCGTGCCGGCGGCCGCGATCCCGGCGACGGCAGCCTTCGCCGCCACGCCGAGCCCGGTCTTCAGGCCTCCGCCGATCTTCGACGCGATGCCCTGGCCGATGTCTTCGCCTCCGCCTCCCAGCTCTTTGGCGAGGTTGTTTTTAATTCCTTCCGCCGACGGGAGGATCTGGACGTATGCGTTTGCGATTGTTGTGCCTGAAGGCATGGTCAGCCTCCTTCGATGATTTTCCGCCGGCGCTCTTCAAACTCTTCCGGCGTCCGTGAGCTGAGGATCTCCGGCCGCTGATCCTGATTCAGCATCTGCATCAGGATGGATTTCGGCTTCGGGACCTTTTTCTCCGTGTGGGCCTGGAGGTTGATCCAGACCAGGTTCCTCAGCTCGTCCAGGATGGCCAGCAGGGAATACTCGACGGAGCTGATCTTTGTTCCGTTCAGTTTCCTGGCGCACCTGGAGTCCTTTGATAGTCCGCTGGCGAGAATTGCCGCTGTTTTAAGCGGCAGCTCCCGCCAGTTGAGGACCTTATAGGTCTCGGCCATGTCGCAGATAAATTCCTCCTCGCACCTGCCGACCAGCAGGGCGAGGGTCATCAGTTTTTTGCGTTCAGGGCGTTGAAGATCTCGCCGATCTCGGTCGAGACTGCCTGCACCGGCACCCGGCCGTCCGGGAGCCGGCAGTGGTCGTAGAGGGCCTGCTTATAGGCTCCGCCGACCTTCTTGACGACGATGGGGATCGCCATCGCGTTCCCGCTTTGCAGATCCGCTATGGCCTCAAAGAGCTCCATGTCGTCGATGCAGCTGTCGTCGATGTCCGCCTCGAATCCTGTGCTTGTTTTGATGTGCTTCATGGCCATGATTCAATCCTCCGTCAGGTTCCCGTTTTAAAATACTCGTAGCAGGTCTGCTCTGCGCTGTCCGCCACGGCGGTGATGGTCACGTCGTAGGCCTCGGCGCCGGTGTCCACGTAGGTGATGTCGCCCAGGCTGCTCAGGATGCCATTCGGGATCACGATGCGGTGCAGCGTGTTTCCGCTCTCCAGCATGTCAATGACGAAGACGTGGCCCACGTTTCCCTTGTTGTTGGACTGGACCGAGATCCCTGCCGCCAGGGTCGTGCCGGTGACGTTCGCGTCGCCGTTGACCAGTTTCAGGACGGCCACGCTGTGGGCGTCCAGCAGGGTATACTGGAAAGTCTCGGTTTTGCCGTTATGGAGCACCAGGACGGTGGCACCGCCCCAGGCCTTCACGACCTCCGTGTCCAGGTCAATGGCCCGGACGAGGCCGGCGTCGGAGACGTAGCCCAGCTTGGTGAAGTCCGCGGCGAGTTCCGCGGCTGCCGTTGTCGGGAGAGCAGTGCCCAGGGGCGCCATGCTGATCGCGCCGCCGACTGCAGGGGTTGCTGCTGTTACCATGTGCTGTTCACTCCTCTTTGTAGGTGATGTTGTAGACGGCTTGGTACCGTCTCTGCTTGGTTCTGGTGTCGGTGAAGTTATAGTCGCTGTTCAGCTTTGCGGCGAAGATGTGCTCCGCCGTGTAGGGCAGCTGATCCAGGACTGCCTTTACCGCTTCATTCAGCGCCGCGGCCTCCTCGAGGCTTGGCGCGATGCTTTTCGCCGCGAAGGTCGCCGTGTCGAGCCGGTTCTCCCGGTTGGATCCCGTCTTTTCCAGCACGACGTAGCTCGCCGGCTTGTCCTCCGGGTCCTCCAGGAAGGCCTCGACGGGGAGGACGGCGTTCAGGGCGTTTAAAACAATAATTTCGATCATGAGATCGCCCTCAGCAGTGTGTTGTTGTCCAGGTTGTCCTCGGCGGCGCCCTCCGTCTCGGTGGAGATCCTCGCGTTGGCGCGGTTCTTTCCGACGCGGACGCTGACGGAATAGCCCGGACCCAGTCCGGCTGCCCGGCTGTTGGCCTCCTCGGCCAGCATGGTCTGCATCTCTTGGCTCCTCAGCAGTTCCCGGACGCCGGCGCGGTTCAGTTCGATGCGGACTTTACTCAATGCGCTCCACCTGCACCTTCTTGTTCCAGTCCAGGGGGATCAGGGCGTCGATGCCCTGGGTGGGCATTCCGATGACCTGCCAGGTCTCGCCGAAGAAGCGGACCTGGTTGCCCTCCCAGACGTTGGCGTCTCCCTTCGGGATGGCCAGCGTGTAGGTGGCCTTCCGTCCGGTCAGGTCCAGATCGCTCAGCACTTCCTCGCCTCCGGTGGAGGTGGGCGCCACCAGGACGTTCTCCACCTGGATCTCCGTCGGCTCGCCGTAGACCGGCCGGTTAAAGGCGTCGGTCCCGGTCTGGTTGCGCTGCAGCAGCGTCACGGTGATGCCTCTCATGTTGCAATTCCTCCGGCGCTCAGCGCCTCCAGGGGGCTGAAGCTGCCGATCTGGTTGCTCTTGCCGAGGTATTGGCGGTCCACCTTCGAGAGATAAAGCTCGCCGGCTCCGCCGCCGGATCCGATGGTCCAGCTCTGGGAATAGCCCAGCGCCGACTGGCTGCCCTGGGTGGCGCCCATGGGGACGCCTGAGGCGGATCCGTCGCCCAGGGCCCGGATGACCATCCTGCAGGAGACGATCTTCTTGACAGTCTCCTCGGCCCCGATGGCCACCGAGTCAATCAGTGCCGCGGCGTCATCCAGGAGAGCCGTGCAGACGGTCTGCTCGTCCTCTGTCAGGGTCCGGATCATTCGATTCTGGACGTCTTCCCACGTTGCGTAGGCCATGGGCTCACCTCATTTCTTTGTGCTGCGCTTGGTCGTTTTCTTCGGTGCGGCTGTCGCCTTTACAGCTGCAGGTTCCGCCTGGGGTGGGGAGGTAAGCATAAAGCCCCTCCCCAGGTATTCATCCAGACGAGACTCGTGCACCCATGTCCGGCCGCCGTCCGGTCTGGTCAGGCAGATCATGCGCTCGGGGTGGCGCCGGTCAGCAGGTTGAAGCAGTTGACGTCCGCGCGGAAGCCGACCTCGATCTCCGCCCGGACCGCGAACATGTTGCGCTGCCAGAGGTTGATCTGCTGGGTGCCGATCGTGAGAGTGGACTCTTCAGAGATGGAGATGTCCACGCCGCCGACGGTGCCCCACATGGCCTGCGTCCAGTCGCCGGCCACGCCGACGAGGGCGGGAGTGCCGGCTGCGGTACCCTGGCCAGCTGCGCCGGCCTTGTACATGCCGCGGCTCTCAACAGTGCGGGCGCCCAGGATCCTGGCGATCGCGGCGTCGGCTGCGCTGTTGAAGATCGGGCGGTTGTCACTGCCGGTGGCGCCCAGGAGGAGGCCCATGCCGACAGGGCTGATGGCGATGCCGTCCATGCTGCCGCCATTGGCTGCGATGTCGCCGTATGCAGCGACGAGGTTGCCGTAGACGGTCTCACCTGCGCCGGGCACGAGGGCCTGCGCGGTAGCCAGGGCAAAGGTGTCAAAGTTCTCGCCCGGAGCGTTGACGGCACCGATAACGGTGGCGTCAAACTTCTGAGCCAGAGCCATGGGGAGGCGCTCCACAATGGCGGCGAAGAGGGCGTCCGCGTCTCTCCGGAACTGGAGGGAGAAGGGGACGATGACGGCCAGCTGGTAGGCCTGCATCAGCTTGGTGTTCAGGCCCGGGTTGCTGACCGGCTTCTCGTCGGTCTCGGCGACCCAGGAGGCTGCCGGGTCGGAGGTGATGACGGGGATCACGGCGCCGCGGCCGGGCAGGGGGATCTGGCGTGCCAGCTGCATGACGGCGCTGGCCTGCTGAGTTTTCTGCAGGATCTCGCGGGAGACGTCTGCAGGGAGGGTGATGGTGGTTCTGTTGGTGGGGATTCCAGCCATTTTTAATAATCTCCTTTACTAAAAAATCAGGTTTTGTCGAGCCACTCCTTGAACTGCTGTTTCGTGGAGGGCTTCGGCGGGTTGTGTACTTCGCCGCCGTCCGGCAGCGTCGGGTAGGCCTTGCTGCTCTGGACGTAGGCCAGGAGCTCGTCCGCCTGTTTCGCGCAGGCTTCCTCTGTCTCCCCGGTCAGCAGGTGCACGGGGACCTTTTTCTCGCCGGCGACCTTCTCCCGCGTCAGGCGAATGGTCTCGGCGGCCTTCATGCCGTCCAGCTCTTTCTGGAGCTGGCTGATCTGCTGCTGCGCCTTCTTCAGCTCCTCGCCGCCCTGGTTGTTCTGGGCTTCGGCCAGCTGCTGCCGGAGGCTGTCGATCTCGGACTTGGCGGCGTTGACGTCCGCGCCGTTGATGTCCATGAGTTTGTCGATGGCTTCCTTCGGTGCTTCAGGGAACAGATCGGTGATGTCTGTGCGTTTCATTTGGATGAATCCTTTCTCTGCTACGCTTTGATGACGCGGGTCGCCTCCGCTGCAGTCGGATGTTTTACGAGCTCCCGCTCAAATTTATCATCACGCGCTCACAGGCGCCTGATTTCGCGTTTTAGGTCCTCCAGCTCTCCATGGTCATCCCAGAGGGCAGATCGCGCCACAAAGGCCCGCCAGGGGCTCAGAATCGAGCCTCCGATCAGCCAGTCCACATGGTCTACCAGATTCGGGGCGGCGTTGGTGAACCGCTCCCGGCCGTGCCGGACCTGGAGGAAAGTCCGGAAGAAACTGTCGTCGCCCTGGTTCAGATCTTTCAGGGCGAAGAGGTCCGGATCCGCGTCGGCTTTCCATGCTCCGGAGAAGTACCACTCCGCGCATTCTCTGGCGTATTCGTCAGGGATCCGGACGCACTGGAAGCTGTGCCAGACGTCCGGCGCATAGACCCGGCCGGTTTGCTGCAGGTCGTCTCCAAAGCCGCCGCAGGTGAACCCGTAGACGACGCCGTCGCTTTCGTATTCCCGGCAGCGTGCCAGAAAGTCCCGGCAGGGGAGGACGTCATCCTGGAGGTGCCAGGTTCCTCCGTGGCCGCGGATCTGTCGAAAGCTCTCCATACAGGAAGCCAGGTTTCCGAGTCCTGTGTCATCGACCCAGATGGCCGCAGAGTCGGCGCCCTGGTCCAGGAGTTTCGGAATCAGGAAGTCTTCCACGTACCACAGCCGCTTCGGGCAGGCGTGGATGAGGATCTTCATGCGTCAATCTCCTCCGCGGCTGAGCTCTCGCGCTCTTTCCGCTTTTCGTAGGCGCTGCGCTTCTGGGCGTTGATCTCCTCGCTGTTCTTCGCGTAGGCTTCCCGCCGCATGGAGTTCAGCTTGTCTTCCCAGGTGCGGCCCTCAGCGCCGGAGAACATTTCGTCGTACTTGTCCGGATCATAGCCGGCCACCCGGCTGAAGCTGTCGAAGCGCACGGCGTAGGTGCAGTCGCAGTTGGCGTGGATGTGCTCGGCGTGGCCGTTCTTGATGGCCTTCCGGCTGGCCCGCTGCCATCCGTTGGACGCCAGCATGATGCAGAAGGGGCAGGTGTCTCCCCGGGGGATCCAGGCCCACTCCGCGCCGTCCCGGAGGGCGTTCTGCATGGTGGTGTCCACTCCGGTCTGTTTAACCAGGCGGCCGACGGCGGCGGAGATGATCTCCTCGTTGCCGGTCTTCATGGTTCCCACCACGGTCTTGGCCACCTCGTTCATCGTCGGGGTGGCGGCGGGGGCTGCCGGCGGGACCTGGGCAGCGCTGGCGAGGGCGATGGCGTCGTACATCTCGGCGGCCAGCGCCGCAGCCGCCTCGCCCAGGGTCGTGGAGACGCTGTAGGCGTAGCGGATCAGGGCGCCGGCCTCATCCCGGGTCGTGGGGATCCCGTGCCGGACGATGTACTTCCGGACGCTCTCCGCGGCGGTGTCGTTTACCTTTCGCATCTGGCGGATGTACTCATCCCACTGTCGTGCGCTGATGGTCATCAGATTTCAAGCTCCGCCAGGGTGGTCCGGCCTCTGGCCAGCTGCTCCTGCGCCCGGATCCGGCGGATGTCCGCCTGATCGAAGCCGATCATCTCCAGGAAGGTGTCCGTCGCTGCGAAGCCCTCGCGGGCTTCTGCAATCTTGATGGCCGCGTCCGCGGTCACCGAGACGCTGGGCATGGCGGGGTTCCGGAAGTGGGCCATGATGCTCTTGTCTTCGTCGGTCAGCTCCTCCAGGGTGCTTTCCCGGCTGACGGCCAGCGCCATGAGGGCGATGGTCCGCAGGGCGTTTCCGTTGCCGGCGTTCAGCTCCTCGGCCATACTCACCAGGGTCTTGGTCTGGGCGAGTATCGCGTCCGAGCTCGTGGGGTTGGCGTCGTTCACCACGCCGGTGTCGGTGACCGGGAGGCCCGTCGCCGCGGAGAACTGGGTCGCCAGGACCCGCAGCATCTCCACGTGGGGGCTGATGTTGCCCTGGGTCAGCTGCCCGAAGGTCGGCTTCTCTCCGGTTTCCGGGTTTGTCGTGGCGGCGAGGATGCTGCCCACGTACTGGTGAAACTTATCGGCGGAGATCTGGTCGAATTGCTCATCCGTCACGCCCAGGATGTACTTCTGGGGCGCCGTGGAGAACTCCAGCCCGATGCTGGCGTTCGCCAGGGTCCGGACGTAGCCGTCGATCAGCCGCCGGATCGGTTCCTTGATCCGGCTGCGTCCCAGGGGCTTTGCACTGGTGGAAGACCAGACCATGGGCTCCATCAGGGGCCTGCCCATCTTGTGCGGGTAGTGCTCGCTGATCCAGAGGCTGTCTCCGGCCCTCCGGAGGACGATCATCACGTCGCTCAGGTAGAGGTAGACCGTGGACGGCATAATGACCTCCGGCTTCTCTTCCAGGGGCGCCACGTTGATGATGGCCATGCCGTAGGCGATCCGGCCCCGGTTTCCGTCCCAGCGGGCCGCCGCGGTCATGGGGGAGTGGAAGCGGATCTTGCAGCCGATTCGTTCATCCTTCGCCAGGGTCGCGAAGCTGCAGCCGAACTTCAGCTCGTCCTTGGTGGACTTCATGTACTCGCTCAGGAGGTTGTTGTCCCTCACCAGCTGCTGAATCTCCGGCACGTCGGTGCCGTCCTGGGCGACGAAGCCGTCAAACATGGACCGGGCCGCCAGAACGTCCACGCACTTTGCGCCCCAGGCGCAGCCGATTTCCAGATTCTGGAGGCCCTTCGGCAGGGCGATCCCCAGGTTCACGGAGTCCAGGCTGATCTTGCCCTCGTAGTAGCGCTGCTTCTCTTCGTTTTTGGTCTGGTGTGTCTGGTAAATGTCCAGCAGGTCCTGCAGGATGGCGGCCTCTTCCGAGGTCAGGCCGAGGACGTCGCCGGGGCTGATTGTCAGGAATGTCATGTTATCCCACCCTCATTTTTCGGTCTGGATCGTTTTTGCTGTTCTTCGCGCCCCAGAGGGCCAGAGCTGCGGCCTCCACCGGGGGCGAGTTGTCGCCGCCGAAGGCCCAGCCGCCGCCCACCGGGCGCCGTGTGGCGGTGATGGCGCTCTCCCGCAGGGGTTCCTGACCGGAGAACCAGGTCACCGTCTTCTCGTTTATCGCGCCGCAGAGTGTTGACGCTGCGGCCACTACGTCCCCGGCCCTGGGCCGGATCACGCTGTCCTTGTTTCGCCAGGTCCCGGCGATTTTATCCACCAGGACGTCGGCGCCGTTCCGCCCGTCGATGACCACGCAGCAGGCCTTCTTCTTCCGTTCGATCAGCCAGTCGGCCAGCCACTGAGTGCCGTGGCCCGTTGGACGGTCGGCGATCAGGCTCACCCTGGCGGGGCCTTCCGGAGGAATTACCGCGCCGCAGAGGACCACTCTCGCGCCGTCGTAGCTGAACTTGACGCCGTAGGCCGTGCGGCCGGTCTCCGGTTTCGGTTCGTCGCTCCTGCAGGCGTCCCAGTCTGCTGCCGGGATGGCGTAGTCCGCAGCGTGCTCCAGCACCGGCGCCCACCAGCCCAGGCGCTCCCGGGCGAAGCCGTCCGGCGTCAGGGTGGCGAGCTCGTGGGCTGTGAAGTTTTCGTCCAGGTTGATGCCCAGGGCGGGGTTTGACATGAACCAGAGGCTCCTGTCGTCCAGTTTGATCTGGTCCACGCTGTCCGCGGCGACGCTCCACTCGTGCCAGCTGTCATGGGGGCCGGGGTCGTCGGTGCAGGACTTCCGCCTCCGGCGGAAGACGGTCCCCGGGCAGCCGGGGTAGGGGGGCGTCCCGGTGTAGATCAGCTGCCGGCTGCCGGTGGCTGATGCGCTCAGCGTCGGCATGATGGCGTCCACCTGGTCGTCCGTCAGCTCCTGGGCCTCGTCATAGACGACGAGGGAGATCCCGGCGAAGCCTCGGGCACGCTGCCGGCTTCGGGCGGAGAACTCGATGCTGCCGCCGTTGTTGAGCTCGATGGTCTCTTCGCCGTTGGTGTATCGGATGAAATTGACCATCCGCAGCAGTTCCGGGTGCCTCCGGTCGGTGAACATTTGCTCCAGCCTTCGGAAGCTCTTTTTGGCGGTCACCACCTGGTGGGCGGTGTGGAGGATCTTCTCGCCCCGGATCACCAGCCCGAAAAACTCCCGGGCCTCCAGGCAGACGTTCTTGCCGTTCTGCCGTGGGGCGGCCAGCCCTGCGCTGGTGACGGTATACTCGCCGGCCTCGTCTTTACCGAGCCAGCAGTCCACCACCGTGCGCTGCCACGGTGCCAGGGGGACGCCGTAGGCCTCCATCAGCGCAGCTGCTGCGGTTCCGTCGCTGCGTTCTCGCTGCGGCTCCACGGAGATCCTGGGCGTCTGGCTTCCGGTCATAGCGCGAACTTTTCCCGGACCAGATCCAGGACGGTCACGTTCTCGGGCCTCGCGTCTCCGGCGAGGACTTCGCCCCGCTGGGTCTCATAATAGGCGCCCTTCAGCTTCCGGAGGGCCATCGGCGTCAGGCCCAGGGCGTTCCGGTGCTGCAGGATCTTGTCCTCCAGCTGCACGATGATGGCGTAGTGTTCATCCAGGAAGCTGGGCTTCCCGCCCGGCGGGGCCGTGGCGGACCATTCCTTCTGCACCCGGGTCATCCGGCGCTCCAGCATGGCCAGGGTCTTGATCTCCGGGTCGAAGGCCGGGTCGTAGATCCCCAGGTCCTGGAGCTGTTTCTTGTAGGTTTCCTCTCTTGTCATGTTCTCCTCCGTCAGGGGAGCTTCCAGCCCATGGCCTTCCGTTTCTCTGCGCTGAGCCCCAGATCGGTGCCCAGGGTCTGGATCTGCTTGATGAGCTTGTCCTGGGCAGACAGCCACTTGTTGGCGTTCTCGCCGTCGTTGTCGCTGAGGGCCCGCTGCAGCAGGTTCGAGACCTGCAGGTAGTTGTTCTCCGCCACGATCATCCTGGCGAGGATCCCGGCCTCCAGCTCCGTGAGGCTGCCCATCCTGAAAAGCACCGGCGCCAGTTCATTCCACCGGGCCCGCAGGGATCCCGCGAGCCACGCCGGCGCCGCCGGTTCCGTGGGGCGCTTAGGCATCCGCCAGCACCGCCTTCCGGCCGGTGAACTGCTCCCACCGTGCGATGATGACGTCGCAGTAGTGGGGATCCAGCTCCATCATCCGGCACTTCCGGCCCAGCTGCTCGCAGGCGATCAGCGTCGTCCCGGATCCTCCGAAGATATCGGCCACGACGTCGCCCTTCTGGCTGCTGTTCAGGAGGAACCTTGCCACCAGCTTCACCGGTTTCATTGTCGGGTGCAGCCGGTTCGCCACGGGTTTATCGCAGTAGATGGCGCTCTGTTCCCGGGGGTAGAGCTTCGCCCGGATGTACTCTTTGAGCTCCGGCTTGCTCATTTTATCGACCGGGACGCTGTCGTCGATCACGGTGTTGGTGTAATCTCCATACCACCGGTGCGATTTGGTCCAGGTGTAGAAGATCGGCTCGTGCCGGTAGTCGTAGTCCAGGCGGCCCATGGAGAACGTGGCCACGTTCTTCACCCAGATCAGCATGTGGCGCACGGTGAGGCCGGCGTCTCTCATCATCATCATCATCAGGCCGAGCTCTCCGCCCTGGGGGCTGCTGACGTAGTAGCTGCAGTCCTCGGCGCATACTTCCCGCAGGTTGCTGAACGCCTGGACCAGCATTTTGTAGAGCTCCTCAGGGGAGAGGGTGTCGCCGGCGATGTTTTCCTTGATCCTTCCGCTTTTCCCCCCCTGGTCGAGGAACTTATTCTTGTCCCCGATTGCTACGCCGTAGGGCGGATCAGTAAATACAAAATTGGGGGGGGGTAGTCTGGACTAACTGTTTCAATTCTTCGGCGCTGGTACTGTCGCCGCACATGAGGCGGTGATCGCCCAGCTGCCAGATCTGGCCGCGCCTGACTCTGGCCGGTGCCGCTTCGGCATCCAGATCGTCGGCCTCCTCGATTTCCTCCAGCTGCGCCTCGATGCTTTGCAGCTGGATCCCGGCGGCGTCGAAGCCCACCAGGGTGATATCAAAGCCGGCAGCCTGCAGGGCCTGGGCCTCGCTGCGGAGCAGGTCCTTGTCGTAGCCGGTCTCGCCCAGGAGGTTGTCCGCATGGATAAAGGCCCGGCGCTGGTCCTCGGTCAGATCCTCGACGGTCACCGTCGGGATCTCGGTCCATCCTTCGGCCCTGGCGGCCATCAGGCGGCCGTGGCCGTAAAGCACCCGGCTCTGGGCGTCGATGCCCACCGGCACGATCATGCCGAACTCCCGGAAGCTCCGGCGGAGCTTTTCGATCTGCTCGGGCGGGTGCAGCTTGGCGTTGTTTTCGTAGGGCAGGAGCTCGTCGATCTTCCGCAGCTCCATGCGGGTCACGGTTCCCATGGGAGCCTCCTGTTATCGTTTATTTGCTCGCTTATTTCTCCGGACGGCGTCGGAGATGTAGTTCTCGACCAGGCTCACCTTCCGGCGTTTCTCCTTCTCCTGTTCCCGGAGCCAAAGCCAGGCGCGTCGCTTCTCGCACTCGCAGCCCGGTGTCCGATCCGGACACTCTCTTGTGCAGGGGTTCTTCATGCTGGCCTCCTCAGCCCGGCGTGGATTGCGTCCGGGATCCTGCCCGGGATCACGTGCGCGGCCCGCCTGGGCGTGCGCGGGTACTTTGGAGCCCCGGGCCCGTTTTCGGCCTTCTGGGCCGCCCGGCCCTGGATTTTTCCTCGGGGGGATTTCGGCGCTGACGGCCGCCCCAGGCGCCGAGGCCGGGGGAGGGGGTGGTCCCCCTCTACCAGTCGCCGTCCGAGGTGAAGATCCGGCGCTGAACTGCTCGATCATCTTGAAAACGGTTCCCTTTTGCGGCATTGCAGCACCAGTGAGCCGCCTGGAGGTTGGTCCAGTCCCGGGCTGATTCTTCCGCGCTGTCGTAGCCGAACTCGCGCCACCTGCTCACAGGACGGATCTCGTCGATGACGAAGCTCAGAGGATGCTGCGCGTCGCTGGGCTCGTCGTAGTGGATGGGGCCGAGCCGGCCGCGGCATATTCCGCAGGGAGCCCCCTGGGCCTTAAATCTGGCCCGGTATTTCCGGCGCAGGTTCCCGTTTGCGAATCTGGGGTTTTTCTTACTCTTGCTGTTCATGGCAAAACAAAAAGCCGGAGCCCATTGTCTGGACTCCGGCGTCATGCGCTCCGGTCTCTGTGAATCGACAGCTTGATTTCTTTCGAGCACCTGGGGCACCATATTGGCAGGTTTTCCGCCTCGGTGGTGCGGTCGATGCGCTGCAGCTTTTTGTGGCAGATCGGGCACTGAAACCAGCCCTCATCTGCTGTCCAAATTATACCAGATTGCATGGCAAATCACAACACTTTCCTTAAGATAATATAGATTCCAAGGCAGAAAAATAAATAAAAACCACTTAAACCTGGCCCTGATCCGGCGGCCAGAAGCCGATGCTGATGTCTCCGGTGTGGCTGTTCTTCAGGACCTGCACGGTGCAGTTCTCGTAGACCTCCTCCTGATCGAAGAGGCAGGGGTCAACGGTCAGACGCTGCAGATCCTCCTCCAGCTCTCTGATGTATTCCTCCGCGGCGTCGATCCGGTCCGCGGCCTCGGTCAGCAGCTGCGCGGCCTCGTTGCTCATCAGCAGGGAGCAGGCTCGCAGCCGTCCCGGCAGCCGGTTCTCTTTCTTCCTCACCGTCGTCTCCTCCTCTTCGGCCTGAGCTTCCGCAGCTGCTGCGGGGCCCGGGTCAGGTATTTAATATAACTGAATGATCCGTAGGCTGTCTGCTGGCTGGCGGTCTCCAGGACTGTCGCGTCCTCCGGCGGGGCCACCTCAGTGTCGTCCGGGACCGGGAAGGTCTCCACCTCCGGGTGTTTTGCGTTTCTGGTGTAGCTCCAGGACCTGAGGCCGGCACGCTCCCGGGCTTCTTTGCACATGTACCGGGCGAGGCTCTCGTAGTTCTTCTCCCGGCTGATCTCCAGCCGCCGGATCTCGATGTCGCTGCCGTAGGGCCAGCAGCGCAGCAGGTCCGGGAAGTCCGTGCCGACCGTGGCGTTGATGACGCAGTGGCAATGCCACCGGCCTGCGCCGCTTTTGTTCTCCAGCGCCCAGATCATCACCAGATTCTCGCCGGCGGCCTTCCGGATCCGCGACAGCTCCGCCCGGAACTGCTTCATCCTGGCGGCCGCCTGGGCTCTTGTCTCCGGAAGGTGCTCATCGTCAAAGGTCAGCGTCACCACCAGATCCCCGGGGACGAAGTTTGCCGCCAGCATCAGCTCCAGCTTTTGCCAGGAGTTTCTTGCGTTGATCCGCTGCTGCGCTGCCGTGGAGATCTTCCGCTTCTCGGCCCTGGCCTTCGCCGGATCTCCTCCGGCGGGGCAGGTGTAGACGCATTCCTTCACCAGAGCGCCGGCTACGATGATCTTTTTCCGTTTCATAATGCAGAACCCTCCGAAGCTGGCCTCGGAGGGCTCTGTGCTTTTCTATATCTTCTTGTTATATTTTGGCGGGAGCTTTCCGGATCCTCCCCGCCGTTTTGCTGCGATCCCTTCCGGGTCCACCAGACGGCACCGGCTCGGGTGATTCAGGCAGGGGTTGCCGCAGTCCTTGCGGAGGTAGCAGTCCGCGCAGCAGAACCGGTCGCCGCGGTCGTCGCAGTAGAATCTGGTGCACATCCTGGCCATTGTCAGCGCTCCTTGTGAACCAGGCCATGGCAATGGCGGCATAAGCTGATCCCGTTTGTCGGCCAGAATTTATACTCCTCTGAATGAGAGACCGGGATGATGTGATGAGCCTCGAGATCGTCTTTGCTTCCACAAATCACGCAATAAGGATACCGGAGTTTTACTTGGGCCGCCCACCTGTTCATAATCTGAGAGGTTCGCTTGGCCCTTTTGACCGTTTTGCTTATGCTGCGACTGTAGCCACAGCGCTGGCAGATGTAGCGGGTTATTCCTTTTTCATAAACAACTCTGATGCCAAGGTCTGAAGAGCCGCAGAGCTCGCATTCTTCTGGAAGTTTGTAGTCTGCAGTGTCCATTCTTACACCTCCGGCAGCCGCACCCAGCGGAAGACCTTCATTCCGGCGGGCAGCTTGGCTCCGTTTGAAAAGCTCCAGTCATCCCCGTCCCAGTTAAGACGCTGCCAGGATCCGGTCTTCTCCGTGTCCTCATCTCCCACGCCCACCCGGGTCTCGTAGGTCCCGCGCTCCGTCGGCGTTCCGGTGGACCAGGTCAGGCCGCCGGCCGGCGAGGGGGGTGGGTCTTTTCTGGCGGCCTTCTTTCCGGCCTCTTTTGCGATCCTCTCCAGGGCGACCAGGCAGATTATGTCGTAGGTCTCCGTCCAGCTGCGGAGGATCGGGTGGCTGCTGAGGTCGTTCACGGTGAGGCCCACGCCGGATCCAGACCAGTCCCGGCCGGCGCCGCCGGCGTGGCCTGCTTGGCGGCAGTTCCGCTTCAGCTGCTCGATGCCGTGCTGCCTTGACTCCGGCCTGCCGACCATCGTCAGGAACAGGTCCGCGTGGTCTCTGATCCCCTCGAAGAACTCCCGGTCCTCCTCGGCCCGTTCTTCCAGATAGGCCTCCGGTTCGAAGCTGCTGCCGGGTGCTGCCGTTGTTCTCGGCGGGTTCTTGATGCCCACCAGCGTGGATTCCACCCGGGGCACGTCGTACTGGGGCAGGCTGTCTCCGGCGATCTTCGCCAGGCTGCTCTGCACGGCGTTCGTCTCCTGGCTGATCCGGTAGGCGACGGACTCGTTGAGCTCGCCACGGTCGAAGCGCTCCAGCAGCTCCGGCTGCAGGTTCTCCCGGATGGCGTGGAGGCGGGCGATCTTGCTTTTGCTCACCTGGCAGATCTGCGCCACGTGGTTCCGCATCCGGCCGGGGAAGGCGTAGCCCTGATCCTTCAGCGCAAGCAGGAGGGCCTCGATGCGCTCGGCCTGCCTGGAGATCTCCGCCGCGCTCAGCACCCGGGTGGAGGCGTTGGCGTAGATCAGCCGCAGCTCCTGCAGCGCCTTGGCGGTCTCGCTGCCCTTGAAGATGAAGGGGCTCGTCTCCTGGATGATGCAGGGCACGCCGTGGTCGAACATGCGGCGCTCCCTTTCGTCCTCGCCGTCCTGCAGGAGCTTGATGGCGGCGAAGCGCCGGTGCCCGCTGACGATGGTGTAGCGCCCGGCCTCGCTGCCGGTCCGCACCAGGAGAGGCTGCTGCAGCCCCACCATGGCGATGTTGTCGGCCAGCTCATTGATGCCTTCCAGACTGTAGAAGTTATCCGGATCAGGGTCAAGCCTGTCTACCGGTAGATAGCTGATCTGCTGCCCGGCTCCGGTGTCCGAATCGGACACGGCGGGTTTCAGCACGCTGGTGATATCAAAGGCCATCGTCTTCACCTCCTGCCAGCAGGTCGTGGACGAAGAGCTTGTACTCGTAGCAGCTCTTGCTCTTCGGGGAGTAGTCCAGGAGGGGTCTCTGGTCGAAGGTGCTGCCGTCCATCTTGTTGCTGCGCCTGATGTGGCGGAAGCACCGGATCCCGGAGAGCCGCAGGCTGTTCCGAAGCTCCGCCTCGGCCTTCTGCTGCAGCTCGTCGGGGTAGTACATCGTGGGCAGCACTCCGGCGATGCTCAGGCCGCTGTTGAGGCGCTTCATGTTCCGGATCTGCTCCATGATGTTGGCCAGGCCCCGGATGCCGAAGGCGTCCAGCTTCAGGGGGATGACCACGTCGTCCGCCGCGATCAGGGCCTCCATGGCTGCCGCGGAGAATGCCGGCGGGCAGTCGATCAGGACTCTGTCGTATTCCTCCGCCCGTTCGCTGAGCCAGTCGGCCAGCGCCATGGGATCCGTCCCTTCCTGGTTGAAGCTCCGGATGTCGAAGGCCATCAGGGACTCATCCGCCGGCAGCAGGTCCACGCCCCGGAGCTTGCTGGGGTATGCTCTGGCGGTCATGCCCCGCATCAGGTCGCTGATCCCGCCGAGGACGAGGTCGTCCCGCGGGCCCCGTGCCAGGAACTCCGTCAGGCTCGCCTGGCTGTCCGCGTCGATGCAGAGCACCCGGAGTCCGTAGCGCCGGGCCATGATGGCCGCCGCGTTGATGGTGGTCACCGTCTTGCCGGTGCCACCCTTGAGGTTCATGATTGCAGTCGTTCTCATGCAGTTGTTGTTCTCCTTTCGGTTTTTGGTTTCGTTAAAACTTGAAGCACTCGTGGAGGACCCCGCTGCGCCCTCCGTCATATTCCACCCGGAACCATCTGTGTTCCCGGTGGATCTGGATCACCCGCCCGGTCACTTTCGGGTGCGGGTTCACCGGGGTCGGGATGTTGCTGCTGCTTGTCCTGTCCGTGAAGGCTTCCGGCTCGAAGGTGAAGCTGTCGCCGATCTCCGGCCCGTTGCTGTTTGGTCTCAAAATGGCAGCTCCTCCTGTCCTTCTTCAGGCAGCTCCTCCAGCTGCCCGAGCTTCTTTTTGTTGGTCCGCTGCACGGCCCTCGCCGCCCGGCCTTCGGAGCGCATCTGGTTCATGTCGTGCAGGTGATAGGCGAAGGTCATGTGCTCCGGGTCGAAGTCCATCCGCAGCCTCGCAAGGCGTCCGTCTTTGTTCTTGGCGATCTCCAGCACCCTGGCGTTCTCCGGAGCTCCCGCTTCCTTGTCGGGGTAGAGCAGGAGGATGAAGTCCGCGTCCTGCTTCAGCTGCCGGCTCTCCCTCAGGTCGTCCTTCGTGGGCGCCTGCCGGGATCCCTTGGCCGCCGGGGTGATCTGGCTCAGACCCACCACCGTGACGCCCAGCTGCTGCGCCATCCGGTGCAGCCCCATGGAGATCCTTGTCACGATGTCCCAGCGCTCCTGCCCCGGGGCGTCGATCAGCTGAACGTAGTCGATGAAGATCACGTCGAAGCGCCGCTGGATGGTCTTGGCCCGGAGCCTCTCCAGGGTGTCGTAATTCCGCAGGATCCGGAGATAGATCCGGTCCGACCGCATCCCGGCCTCGGCGGCCCGGCGGTAGTCGTTCTCCTGCAGGGCCTTGCGCTTCGTCGTCGGGAGGGCGATGCCGGCCACCTGGGTCTCCGCCATGAGGCGGTCCTCCAGGTTTTCCTTCGGCGTCTCGAGGGAAAAGAATCCAACCCGGTGGCCCTGGGCGGCCATGTGGTAGGCAAACTGCAGGGCCAGGGCCGTCTTGCCGACGGAGCTGTCCGCCGCCAGTACGCCGAACTGACCGGGGGAGACGTAGAGCTCCTGGTCCAGGGCGTCGATGCCCCAGTTCAGGTACCGGACCGGCCGCTTGTCGTTCATCCGGTCGCAGTAGTCGCCGATCAGGTCCGCGAGGCTCAGATCCTCGCCGTCGTCGTCATCCTGCAGCAGGTTCCCGACCCGTTCCCAGGCCGCCGTGGCGTCCTTCTCGCTGCCGGCGTTCATCATGGCCAGGGCCTCGCCCTGGATGGCGGAGAGCCTCGCCGAGGACCGGCAGATGTCCAGGTAGGCCCGGAGGTTCTGGACCGTCGGCGTCTCGATCATACACTCCCGCAGGAGTTGCTCATACTCGTCTCCGGCCGCGTGCAGCACGGTGACCGCGTCGATGGGCCGGTGGGCCAGCCAGAGGTCCAGGGCGGCCTCGAAGACGTGGCGCAGCTGCGGATCGTTGAAGTGTGCGCTCCTGGCGCTCTGGAAGATCTCCCCGGCCGCGTGGTCCGGATCCACCAGCAGGGAACCGATGACGGACCTCTGGGCGCTTTCCCATGCTCTCAGATCCATTCCGGTCCCTCCTCCCGGTCGGGCTTCGGCGCTGCGGCCTCCTCGATCTCATCCTCCCACCGTCGCTGGTTCAGGTAGGTGGCCGGGTAGGGGATCCCGATGCCTCTGGTCCATTGATCCGTTGCCATTTGCCTCCTCAGGGCCTTGCCGATAATGGCGATTAACTCGTCTGAGGGTTTGAGCCGGTCCCATGCTCTGATGGCGGCCTGTTTGCTCGTGTGGATCGGATAAAATTTCCAGAAGCCCAGGAACCGGTCCGGCTTCCAGTC